CCCGGCGAGCCTGTTTCGCTGGGGTACCATTCTCCAGTCGGACGAGGCGTTCTATTCCGTGGGCTCGGCGGCGACGGTCACGTCGGGCATCTACAATCTGACCGCGCAGGACCTGTACGTGTTCGTCGGGACGTTCGGCGGCAACGGATGCAGCTACTCGATGGACATCCTGGATTCCCAGGGGCGAGTCGTTTGGCAGGCCGGTCAGGTGATCGGCGGCAACTACATCCCGCCGATGTGCGCCGGCGTTCCGTCGATGCCCGTCCTCATCGCGAAGAACGGCAGGCGCATGAAGCGCGGGCACAGCAGGAACGACAGGCTTACGAAGCTCAGAATCACTACCTGGCAAGTCAATTGCAGGTAGCGGAACAGCTCGTGGCTGCCGAACTCAATGACCCGCGTTTGACCCGACTCCGCGAGAGCGACCCCGCAGAATGGACGGCTCGTCGCGACGAGATAGGGCAGCGTTTGCAACATCTTCGTGAAGTTCGCATGAAGGCAGCGCAGGCATACGATCAGTACACGCAGCAAACCATGCAGCAAATGCGTGAGCGTGAGCTGAAAGCGTTGAACGAGGCAGTGCCGGATTTCGGCAAGGAACATGCGCAAAAAGCCAGGGAGACGTTGAATTCCCTGGGCATGTCCGAGCAGGAAATCGGCAATGTCATGGATCACCGGCTGATTCGCGGCGCGTTGGAATTAGCGGAGCTTCGTGCAGAGGTAAACGAGCTCCGGGAATTGCAGAGTAAAGCGAAGAATGCAGTCAAGCGCGTCAAGAAGGACGTGCCCAAGCTGCAGAAGCCGGCGAAACAGCAACGCAAGTCTGCCTCGGGTCTGCAACGAGACAAGGTCGCCCAGCTCCGGCAACGGGCGCGGAAGACCGGTCGTGTTGAAGATGCTGCCAAGGTAATCGAAAGCATGATTTGAGAGGTAGCCCGTCATGGCAACTGGAAATTTTGACCGCTTCAACCTGGCGGACAGCGGCGACAATGTTCGCGAAATGCTGTCCGACGTGATTTACAACATTTCCCCGACCGAAGTGCCGTTGCAGGCCAACTCGGGACGCGGGTCCACCAACAACACGCTGACCGAGTGGCAGATCGATTCGCTGGCGGCTGCCGATACGAGCAACGCGGCCATCGATGGCGCGGATTTCGGTTCGGATTCGTCCGACGAGGCTTCGCGAATCGGCGCGTATGCGCAGATTTCGATCAAGTACCTGGCGGTTTCCCGTCGTGCCAATATCGTGAACAAGGCCGGGCGCAAGTCCGAACTGGCCTACCAGATCGCGTTGAAAGGCAAGGAACTTCGTCGTGACGTGGAAGCGATCGCGTGTCTGAACCAGGCCACGCTGCAGGGTAACGCGACGACGGCATCGCTGTCCCCGGGCCTCGGTGCGTGGGTTCGGACGAATACCAACCGGGGTACCGGTGGCGCCGATCCGGCGTTGTCCAGCACGACTTTCGGGCAACCGACCACGGCGGCAACGGACGCTACGGCCGGTAACCTGCGCGCGCTGTCCGAAGCGACGCTCCTGTCCGTGCTGAAAGACTGCTACGACCAGGGCGGTAATCCGAACATGATTATGGTCGGGCCGGAAATGAAGCAACGGGTGTCGAGCTACATGTTCGGCTCCGATGCACGCATTGCGACCCCGTACCAGGATCACGGTCGGAACGCTCGAGGCGGCGTGTCGGTGGTCGGGGCCGTGGACGTGTACGTCAGCGACTTCACGGTGCTGGATATCGTGCCGAACCGTTTCCAGCGGGAGCGGGACGTATGGTGCCTGGACACCGAATACTGGGAAATGACGTACCTGGACGGGTACAAGACCGAAACCATTGCCAAGATCGGTGACGCCGAACGTCGGCACATTCTCGTGGACTGGCTGCTGTGTTCGAAGAACGAGGCAGCGAGTGGCGTAGTGGCCGATATCGACGAAACCACGGCAATGGTCGCGTAACAACGGCTCATTGAAGGCCGCCCGCCATTCAATCCCGCAGGGAGTGCAACATGCCACGTATACGAAGCAAGCAGCTCAACGAACGGGTCGCCACGTCCGGTGTCCATCTGGGCGGCGGTCTCAATCGTCGCAAGCTGGAGCCGGGAGAAGTGGTCGATATACCGGAAGATTTCGAAATCAGCCCGAACGACGGTAAATCCCTGTTCGAAGTGATTTACGCGGGCGGTGCTGTCGAAATCACGACCGACCCGGTCACGCGCCCGCTTGATTACCGTAACGTACGGGAGGCAAGACTCACGTCACCGACCTACGTACCCCGTGGCAAGGATGATATTCGCGATATCGCGGATATCCGGGAACGGGTTGAAAAAGAGCTGTCCGCCAGTCGGCGGACAACGAAGCCCGCACCTGACGTTTCGCACGAAACGGATTCCGGCCCTGCGGATGCTGCCGACGCCTTGCCGTCGCGCGCCGGCCGGACTCGACGTGCCAAACGCCGGGCCGGTGCAAGGAAGGCGGCGCATGGCAAAGAGGCAACTACTTGACGTATCTCCGACGGGGATTCAGCACTACGCGGAGGTAGACGGCGACGGCAACGAGCTGACGCTGATCGAATACACGCCGACGCAGGTCGAGACCGAAATACTCGATACCTGTGACCGCATGCGGGGTCTCCATCAACGCTCCGGCACCGCGTTACAGCATGCGGCGCGCATCCCCATAAACACCTACCAGGGCTGGAAAAGGGAATACCGGGATTCCGGGGCCTGGCGGACGATGACATGGCCTCAGTTCGAGGTCATGAAGCTCAACAGCCGGGATAATTGCCGGCTCCGGACAGGGCGCAAGGGTGACAGTGCGTTCGGGAAGCGGCTATGACGGATCGTCTGACGCTTTCCCGGAAAGTGGATGCCTGGTTGATCCGGGATGATGTGGGTGAAACCGGCGACCATTTCGACGAAATTCTCCTGATTGCGGAATCCTATATCGCGCAGGATGTACGCTGCGTCGTGCAGGAACAAACCACAACCCTGACTTTCGATGGTCGCTCGGAAGACCTGCCGGCGAATTACAACGGGTTGCGGTACCTGTTCAATGCGGATGCGCCGAAAGACAAAATCGAGTACATGACGCCGGAGGTTTTGCGCCAATCGTCGGTTTGGACAAACGGGCGCGTAGGGTCGTTTTTTACGATCGAAGGCGGAAGCCAGACGACGGGTGACGAACGGGTGCAGATAACCATTGCCGGTCCGGCGAGTGCAACCGATACCCTGGATTTGGAGGCGCTGTACTGGGCGCGCTTTGCAGCATTGACCAACGATACGGATACCAACTGGCTGCTGGCCAATCATTTCAACGTCTACCTGTACGCGACCTTGCGTGCGGCTGCTGAGCTTATCCAAGAAGACGTTCTCGAGGATCGTTACGAGACCAAGTATCGATTGGCGGTTGACTTGCTGAATCGTAATGAGCAACGGAAACGGTACGGAGCGATTCCGAAACAGGCTTACGGCAGTCCGCGGGGAATCGTATGACGACGCGCGCGCAAATCGTGCCCTTTGGTGAGTGGTTGCCGGATTTGCCGGCGTATTCCAACAAGGGCGCGCTGGAAGCGAAAAACTGTATCCCGCAGAAAAACAGCTATCGGCAATTGGGATCGCTTGTCGCGTATTCAGATGCACTCAATGACACCTGCCTCGGTGCTTTTTGGCTGCAGGATGATTCCAATGTCGTGTTGAATTTCGCCGGTGATTCCGCGGCGCTGTATCGCCTGGATTCCGGGGATACCTGGACCGATGTAAGCGGAGCGAGTGCCCCGTATTCGGCGACCAACTGGGAATTTACCAAGTTTGGCAGCCGGGCCATTGCGGTCAGCAAGAGCGATCCGACGCAGTATTACGACGTGGACGTAGACTCGGCGTTTTCCGACTTGCCGAATGCGCCCCAGGCGAAAACCGTGGCCACGGTTCGGGATTTCGTGGTCATGGGCGACGTAGACGGCCTGGGGCAGAATTTTATTCAATGGTCGGGGTTCAACGATTCGGAGCAATGGACTGCGGGCATTCGGACTCAATCCGATTTCCAGGAGCTGTTCGGTCGGGCGGGCAGCGTTCAGCGTATCGTACCAGGTGAATACGGTGTTATTTTTTGTGAACATTCCATATTTCGCATGGATTATGCCGGTCCTCCGACCGTGTTCCAGATCGACGAAGTTGAGCGGAAGCGTGGTACTCCTGCACCCAATTCCGTGGCCTGGACCGGGCCGTATGCCTTTTATTTCGGCTGGGACGGGTTTTACTTCTTCGACGGACGACAATCCAAGCCGATCAGTCACAACCGGGTGTCCAACTGGTTCAAGAAAAACTGCCCGGCGGGTGTCTGGGAGGACATACGGGCCACAGTAGATCGGTTGAATCGCCTGGTGATATGGGCATTCAAGTCCAGCACGTCGCAAACCAACAATAA